TCGAACAGGACGAGAGTCAGAGGTAACAATAAACCTATGTATAGATGGTAGAGCTGGTAAAGCTACTTGGCCCGACAACGCTTGACGGTTGAGTGGGTATGTAGTGCGAGACCCCATAACCGGATGCCGGTAGACTGGTTGGAAGACCCGGTGTCGGCGAAGGTCCGGTGATATCCGGTCGCATTCCTGGGGCGAGATGTTCCGGAGCGACAACGTGGTAGGCCTTGGGCTGCACTGCCTGAGCGTGCGAGCGGTGCTTGTGGATACCATAGATGATCAGAGCAATAAACACAATCGCTAGAATCCCGATGATCGCCAACACAATCCACATCGTGGTCTTCTTGCTGTCAGAGGACCCGACAGTTGAGTCAACAACTTCAGGACCGCAGTACTGATTCCAGTCACACTGTTCGATCGATCCGCAGTTCCCTCCCGAACGGCTACAGGTCTGCGAAGTACAGGTCTGAGCGCTGTTGTCACAGTTGAACGTAGTGCACGTGTTCCCCTCACAGGACTTGTAGGTGTGATGATCTGAGGCGTAGGTCTCGATGATGTCGTTTTGAATCCCATCGTACCCAGCACCGGAAGCCTGCCAATCATACCTCGGAAGGACATCTTCCTCAGAAAGAGGGTCGGGAGACGCTCCCCGAAGTCCTCCGCGTACATGGTCGACGATCTTGTGACCTTTCTTCTCTACCTGACCGAGAGACTTTGTGGGGACGTTCTCTAGATCCGCGTTAAGACCGAAAGAGGTCTCGAGACCGATGTGCTGTAGCTGAGGGTCCTCGATAATAGCCTCTGGTTCGACCGCAGGATGACGAGCAATCTTGTCCTTGCCACCGAGATGTTTGGCGAGAGCCTCCCTCTCCATCTTGGCCGCATAAGCCAGAGCGGCTGTTTGGTGCCTTGTTCTGTCAAGTCCCTCAGGATCCTCGTTGGGGATATTCTCCCCGGTGTAATGATAATCCTGTTGCATCACTCTACCAGGATATAGGAGCTGCAGGGGTTGCTTTTGGAACGGATACGCCATATATCTGTATGACTGTTGGTCCGTCCCGAATACCTGATGTTGCGGCTGGTCCATACTTGGTTGGTCTGTGGTGACTTCTCTTAATACCGCGTACGATAATTCTGTTCATCTTTCCGTCCCAAAAAATCTAGCTGTAGATCAAGAGTGAGTTGTTACAGCATGGATCCTCAGCTAAAGACTCTGTGCATGGTGGGACTGTTAGCACTAATTGTTTTCCTTGTCATGTACGCGTGGAACAATCGTGAACAGATTCGTGAAGGTTACGGTGGCCCAATCAAGCGCATTCGACGTATCCCCAAAGAGGACTGTTACGCCATCTGCGGGCAGTACTACAATGATTGTATGGCTCCGCACTACCAAGGCCGATACATCGATGTCGGCGATTGCCAACGCCGAAGGGACAATTGCATCTCGGTGTGCAACTACAGCGACTTCCAGAGGTTGTAGAATCACCACCCTCGGTAAAATGTTGATTCAACAGGTTACTATTCTCTCGCAAGCTATGTAAGACTGACGAATTATGACAGAACCCGGTCAACGACTCCCCAACTTCAAAGTATTCCGAGACGTACGGCTCGACTCTGTCCTTATCCGCAACTCTCTCGCTGTGGACGGAGCTCGGGTAGAATACCCTTCGAGTAATACTGTCTCCAGTAGGATCTATAACGATCAGACCTACGACAATGCTGTTGTCAGTGGAGTGTTGGAATTGTGCGGAGCCGATGTTACCATTCCGACTACAGACGAGGAGTGGGACGCCTATCGTCAACAGGCTACACGCATTGAGAATGCCAACGCCCAAAGATCAAAAGCAACGGATGTGCTAGTGGGCCCTTCCAACACAGATGAGACAAACATTCCGATGTATATTGGAATGTTTTAGCAAAGGCTCTACCGCACAAACGCTCAAGGAAGAGTCGACGCTGCAGCCTATGAGGCTCTACGAGACGGAATTGAGGGTAGAGACGTGGATGTTTTGTCCTCTGTCCCAATCGCCGGGTCTATCAAGCTTGTTGGTCCACTAGGAGGACTTCTTCTCAACCTCTTCGGTGGTGCATCTTCAACCATTCCTCTTCCGGCCGCCCCTTCCATCTCTTCAGCAGAATCAGCCGGTGAGATGGTTGAGTGCTACTGCCAAGCGATCTGTCGGGATGTTTCATTTGTCGACTTCTCGACAGATCCTGCTGTAGCAAACTGCATCGGGTATCTAAACGCTCTCAGCAATTTCAAAGGACCGAAGCCGGTGACAGCGGCGAACATCTTCCGTGGTCTCGGTTACGGGGACCTCGTCGGACCGTATCTCTCCCAGATCTTCTTCTTGAGTAACACATTGTGGCCTTACACGATTCCTGCTGAAGTGGACTTCCCTACCCGTAGTACCGCCAATAACCGAATGATAAGTGCAGCAACTTATCTATCTGTCCAGAACGGTACGGTCACCGAACCCGGACCTACTCTTTCAGGTACTCCAACATATCCTTCTACCGGTAGAGACATGGCTTACAACGTGTGGAAGGACGGTCTGGGGCAGTGGTTTGCCTACGCTGTTCTGCGCGCGTATGGAGAGGGAGCTCCTTTTTCTCCTCTGAATCCATACAACAACACCCCTCTCAGCAATAACCAAAAAGCTCTTGTTTCGTGGAGTCTGGCGGACCTGCTATCATGCCTCTATTCGACAGCCCAGGTAGCCTTGACAGGAGCATGGTACGGCAAATGGTTTGTAAACCGCAGGCTACGTCCTGAAGCTTTTGGGAATGAAGTGGAGCAACAACGACTAACAGGCACCAATCCGGCGAACCTTCACCCTGATGTCCTCACATCTGGTGCCACAGCCACTATCCTCGCCTCTAACGGGAACAATTACCTTCCTCAGGCGTACCCGGAAGGCAGTCCTGCTCATCCATCCTACCCTGCCGGACATGCTGTAGCGTCCGGAGCCTGCATTACTGTTATTAAGGCGTTTATGGATGGAGATTGGGTCTTCCCGAATCCGACGGAACCTAATTCGGCCGGAACAGTTCTCAACCCGATTGTCGCAAGTCTCACGCTCGCCGGTGAAATGAACAAACTCGCTTCAAATATCGCTCTAGGAAGGGATTGGGCGGGTGTTCATTACCGTTCGGATGGCCATGAAGGGATAATGATGGGTGAGAAGATTGGCGTGTGTTGTTTACAAGATTGGATCAACCGGTATCCTGAGACAACAGCCCAATTCACTCTCAAGGGCTACATGGGAAACACCATCACCATTACACCAACCCAAGAGTTCGCAACGGACATCCAAAATCCTTAGGTAGGTAGATTCACACTCATCTCTTATCGAGAGATGAGTAGCCGGCAGGCAGAGCAGACTCAATCACGAGTCCGGGGTCTGGGTTCTACTTGGCGACAGTACGTTGAGTTGTACGACGCCCCCAGAGTCCGGTTCGGTGGACGGTCTGAGGGTCCGGGTCCTCGGTTCCAGGGTAACCCCGGTGTCGTCAACGGCACTCCCGCCGCTGCCACCCTCCTCATGTTGTCGATGTCCTCGTTCTCCGATGGGAACGGATCGTGGCTCATCGCCGTGTTCGCGATCCGAAGGTTGTCGATGTCGTCGTTCTCCGAAGCCATGTCTGTGTGTGGCGCTCTATATATATATATCTTTACGTCTAACCTTTTTTAGGCGAAAGGTTTGTTTCACATCGACCTCTAGAAGAGGAACCGGAGCGACGAACACCGCATCCGCCGGTGGTGGCGCGACGGGAATGTACTTTCCTATAACATCGAGTGCTTCGAGAACCTTCACCCCGGCAGAGTTAACCAGTACGTCTTTCGGGAATGCCTTACTTCGCCGGAAAACGCTTCCTTTTGAGGTCAACTTCATCGTACACTTCCCTTTTGATCGAGAGGGGGAGGGTAAATTCAAAACCTCGTAAATATCAGTCAGGAACACGCTATCCCCGCCGGTGAGGTATGGTCTTGCCTTGAACACCGACTTTAGAGACGGTGAGTAAAAAGATGACTGCCCGAGATCGATGATACGAGGATGGTACTTACTCTGAACCCGGTAGACCCTATCGAGCATCCTCAGTTCAATGGTTCGCGGGGAGGAGAGTTCTTCCACAATGATGTTCTCGTCGTGGAGGTCCCCGTGAACGAGCATTCGGGAGGTCTGGAGGGTAGAGATGGTGTACAACAGCTCCACCACCAGACCAACTCTTTCTTTTGTCGCTCATCTTTGGGAGAACGTCTCGAAGAAGCTTTCATGGAGCTCTGTCCTGTTGGAGAATGAACCACCTCTCAGGTTTCTGGATGATAACCGGAGCGCTGGAGCTGGCGCTGCACTTGTCAAGATCTACAGCCGAAGGCTGCTCACACAGGTACATGAATCTGCTTCCGACGACGCTGTCGAAGACGCCTTCATCGATCAACAGGTTCACCTCTCCACCAGCGAAGAACTCTGAGAGCTCGTTGACGTAGGTACGGAGCTTCCCGGAGAACTTCTTCTCAGCGTCCTTCACACCGGAGATTTTGTACACTGGTCCGTCAGGAGTTTCCTGTACCACCACACCAAAGTTCCCGGTGCCGACGGCACAGGTTATCTTTCTGGTGAACTCGCTACAGTCCCTCTCACCGGACTGTTTGATGTAATCGACGAAAGCTCGAAGTCCATCAGGATACCCTAACGACGTCAATCTCTCATAGGTTTCACTGTCTAGAGAAGCTGCCATATTCACCACCGTCACACCTTTCGGTTTACACACTACGAAAGAGAATGTTGTACGTAAGGGTTGGAGTAATGCCCTTCTACTGCGGCTACTTTTGGCTCCATCGCTCCACCAATCTTCTTCATCAAGCTGCTGTGAGAGTGGAACATCCACACCATCAACCCGCAGATTACCGCTGCGATAAGAACCACCACTACCGCGATAATGATGTACTTGGTCTTTTTGTTCTTCCCCTCTTCGTCCGTCATGTTTCTGAGTGACTGTGTTTGACTTACTCAGTACAAATATAGTCTTGGGAGAGAGTAAGTCGAAAGACCGAAGATCTGCAAACATGACATCGACAAATCAGATCGCTATCCAAGATGCCCTCAATCCGGTCTACCCGGAGCAGCCAGGTTACGCCCCGGGCTGCGGGATCAACCAGATCTACCAAACTCTCCCGCCTTCCTCTCCCCACAACCCAACGTACTGGGAGACCACTGCGGTCGGTCCGGCGAGTATGAAGCACCTCTACACCGGAGTGCCGAACTACTACCCGTATCAGAAGATCACGCGGCCAGTGGGGACCATGTACGAACATGACTACAGCCAGTTTCACGAGACCGGTGTCGGAAGGGGAAAGCGGATCTCTTATCATTACAAGGCTTATCCGCTGACCGACCGGAATGTTCGTGAGGTTCGTGACTACGCTGATTACATGCTTCCATACATGGACTTCAGAGCATGGACCAAGCATCCCGTCCGCCGAGATTCGACGGTTAACTCGCCGTTGCAGTACCACCCGCAACCATACACACCGGACGTTAGGTGAGCTTTTTGTGAGTTGTTTTTCTCAGAGTATATACTAAGCTTCTCTCAGAACAACAGACTGCAAGTATGGCAACATCGATGCGCGAATACCTTGAGAACCCCCATTGGGAGGCACAGTACCGTTATGCTATGGGTCCGCCTAACGGTGGCTACTACAAGAGGTGGATCCAAGGCTCCGTCGGTATGATGGAGCCGATGCCTCTGTACTCTAACGAGTACGCCCACCTGTACATGAAGCACGGAAAGAACAACCTCTTGAGTTACCGCGGTAACATAAAGTATTTTGCTCCTAGCGTCACTCCAGAGCTTCGCCAACAGGTCCAGAGGTGCTCTTATGACACTGTCAACCCTGCTGGCTGCCAGGACGCTGCTGTTCGTCGTGTATACACCGCGGACTCTACTCAGCCTCACCCGTTTGATGCCAGCTACAAGGATGGCGTGACCGCTGGCATGCCCATCATCCCTCCCAATGCGCACTACCAGGACTAGATGTTTCAGACGTCTACGCCTAGCTTCGCTTTCATCTCTCTTCAAGGAGATGAATGCAATATCTTCGATTTATTCTGTAGCGCAAGAGTAAGCGCAGCCCACACATAGCAGATATGGATCGTCATATGCACAAGAAATACCAGCCGCAATGCCCTCGCCAGGCAGCGATTGTGGACCAGTACATGTGGAAAGACAAGGACACTACCTACTACAAGTGCTACAACGGCATCAGTCACCCCATCTATGACTGCAAGGGGTGGATCAACTACTCTCTCCCGCTCGAGGACTACCCTCCGGTGGGCGAAGTTCACCCCCAGATCGGAATGACTCGGAGGATGCACATGAACTACCGGGGTGATCCCCACAAACGTGTTCCGGTGCACATCTCCCGGGAGAACTTCACTCACAGCGACGCTCGCGAGAACCGAGTTGAGGGTATGTACCTTCCCCGACGTGATTCTCTCCCCCACACAGGAATGCACCTCTCTTCTGACCGCATTCCGGGTTACCCTCTCCCCAACCCATACGGAGATAACCGTGGTTGCTCTGCCTGCAACTGTGGTCGACAGGGTGGTGTTGGTTGTGGATGCAGTGGTCGGTAGAGATGAAATCTCCCCGCGATTACCTTACGTTTCAGCGTGAGGTAAGACTCAAAAAATCTCTTATTATCCTCGAGGCGTATAGCAAGTGCTAGACTACACAGTTGTACAATCGTAAACATGGAGATCTCTGGAACTGTTCTCTTGCTTCTTGTGGTCCTCGTTGTTATCGTTCTCTTCCTTGTCGGTGGATGCTCTCTGAGCTGCTCGCAGAAGTCCGGTTTTGCCAAGGGTACTCAGGCCAACTCTGAGAAGGAGGGATACAAGCGATCCTGCCTGGCCGGTGATTGCTATGGACTCCAACGAACCCCTGTTGACTACGCGCAGAAATTCCCTCACGGGTGGCAGCGCAATCCCCACTACAAGGCCAACCCAGCCGACGAGCATCAGCCTCTCGACTATGGTCCGATCGACTTCTACCCCGACAGCCGACGCCTGAACGCCAACCACGGTGTGCTCTTCCAGCAGTACCGGAATGATTGGCGCGGATGTGGCAAGGACACGGTCTACCTCACCAACGATGAGAAGAACCGGTTCGATTTGTCCAACGTCGGTGACCAAGGCGCTCGTAACCAGCTGGACGACCTCTACAGCCCGCGGTTCGGCGCCAAGGGCTACCAGCACACTGAGCGCAGCTATGACCAGCCCAACCCTTACTTCGATAAGATCTACGGCGGTGCTGCCTATCTGGTGCACGACAAGCTCGGTGACTAGATTTCATCTCTCACCAACTGCCTTCGGTTCGGCGACTAGATTTCATCTCTTTGCAGAGAGATGAAATAATGTTGATGAGATGTAATATGGCAGATATACTTGACGTAAGTGAAGAGTGTCCGCGTTCGGTGGAGATCGCTGACTGCCCCGAAACCCGTCCCTCGAAAGGAAGGGATTTGGTTCGAGATCGAGAAAGAGCTGGATCGAGGCGCGCACGGTGTTGTGTACGTCGCCAAAAGACTCTGATAGCAAAGATATCATCGTGAAACTGTTCTCCGGACCACCCAAGGAACTAGAACACGAGATCTGTTATCAACACATAGCTTCTGAACAGGATGTGGCTCCAAAGGTACTCGATTATTGGTGGTGTGAGGCCAAAGAGAATACCGCGCTGCTGGTCATGGACTTTGGAGGAAACACCACCCTCGAAAACTTCCTAAAGGAGATCGCCAACATTGAAATAAAGGATCTTCCGTCTCTCAAAAGGGCTCTCCAGGCATACCCAGCGATGCTAGCGTTGCTCTATCAAACCCTGACCCTCAACAACAAAGCTGGAATTTTTCAATACGACCTTCATCTTTCAAACGCTCTGGTAACCATCGATGAAAACAACTGTGTTACCGATCTCAAGATCATCGACTATGGCAAGTCAGAGAGCTGCGCTGATGTTGCAAAGGTCGTCCGAGAGAAGGTCTGTGATTCCGAACCTCCCGAGATGTTTAACGGGGTAGCTCATGTCTACAAAGCGCTCTTCGCGGACCTGTTGATGCCTCTTGAATTCTATGTAGATGAATTCATTGGACACGGCAGTACACCCGAAACCCCTCCCAAGAACCCGGTTTTGGGATGGATCTATCAAGACCTTATTAGGCAGATACAACACGACCGAACGGTCCTCAATCATAGATCTTGGTCGGTGGATGATGTCCGGAGACCATCTCGACGATGTCTGTGGTTGGGTCGAGATGGATCTCCCGGATCATCTCGTAGAGAACTATCCGGACATTGTTGATGAAAACGCGGCGGTTGAACTGGCTAGTCAAGCCTCTCAGCTTCCCACGAAGCTTCAAGAACAATAAACCATCCCTTAGAGTTCAGAAACCATTTGTACTCTCCCTTTGAGGCGAGTATCTTACACACTTCTGCACGGAGGCTCAGAGGGAACTGGTAGAATTCCCGCGTCTTCAGAGACGCAACGATCTCTACCGGGTCGGTAGAAGAGAGAATGGTTACGGCTTTGACATCCATAATGAATGATTTCACTCTGTTATCTCGCTTCCAAGATCGGCATGACATTTTTCTACATTGTTATCACATATTTTACCCTTTGGGGTAAGATATATTAAGGAGGGAGGGTGGTGAGATGATCTCACGCCTTGAGGATGGTACCCTTGCCAATGACCTTTGTACCGTCGCTGATGAGAGCCGAGTCGCCGGGCTCTCCGTATGCAGTCGGTAGAACCCGAACCACCACGTTCATACCCGCGAGCTCTTGCATCAGCAGCTTCGTCGCGTAGGGCATCTTGACCAGAGCGACCTGGTTCGACTCGCAGACTCGGCACTCCCTCCGAGGCGGGATGCGCTTCTTGGAGTCGCCGGCAGTGACAAGAGCCTGAAGACCGCAGATCTTGCAGAACCAGATTCGTGTCTCGTCCGACTGCTCCATCAGCCTGTCCTTGGCGAACCACGGAGCGCCCTGTCCGAGAAGGCAATCCCTCTCCATGTGTCCAACACGGAACCCACCGCCCTGCTTTCGACCCTCGCGAGGCTGGCGAGTCATGCGAGTGCGACCGCCTCGAGACCGAGCGTGCACCTTGTCGATGACCATGTGCTTCAGGCGTTGGTAGTAGCACACTCCAGTGAAGATCAGGCACTTCATCGGCTCACCGGTCTGGCCATTGGTCATCTGTTCATCGCAGAACTCGTGGATGCCCAGACGCTTCAGCTCCTCGGTGATTCGGCGAAGAGAGAAGTCCTTCTCGAAAGGAGTCGCATCGCCGACCGACTTGAAGTCCGTGGCTTTCGACTTTTTCTTTGTGAACTTCTCGTCGTCCCACTCCTCAGTCTCGTCATCGAGGCGGAAGACCTTGTCCACCGGAATGCTGTGGAGAGTCGAGCTGGCGGTCACCTTTCGGCCTTGGATCATCTCAATGAGCATCCCGATAGTCATGCGACTGGGGAGGGCGAGAGGGTTGACGACAATGTCGGGGGCGATGCCGTCACGAGTGAAAGGCAGATCGTAAGACCGGTACTTCATGCCGACGGTACCCTTCTGACCGTGGCGAGCGGCAAACTTGTCACCGTACTCGGGAGGGCGCTGCTGAGCAATCACCACTCGGACGTACTCGTAGCCTTCGCCGTCGATGCCAGTCTGGACAAGGTGGACTTTCCCAGGCCACGGATGATCGTAAAGCACCGAGATGTTGGACTTCTTCTTCCGGTGAACAGTGAGAGTCTCGTCGACGTGGGCGGTGCGACCGATGAGGATGTCACCCTCGGAGACTGTCTGTCCTTCAGTGACAATGCCGGTGACCGGGTCGAGCTTCGACGGGTTGCCTTTGTAGTTGCTACAGTCGTCCTCGGTCGGCACCTCGAACTGCTCGTTCTTGTCGCGGCGGACCTTCCCATCGAAGCACATGTAGGTGGTGATGAGCATGAAGCCCCGGTCGATGGAGTCTTGGTTCATGATGATCGAGTCCTCCTGACCGAAACCGTACCACGGACACACAGCAACAATGGCGTTCTGTCCGGCGGGAAGCTTGTCGAATCCAATGATCTCTGACATCTTGGTGGCCACTAGAGGCTTCTGTGGGTAGTTCATGACGTGGAACTTGCCTTTTGTTTGGAACATGTAGTTCGTTCCGGGAACGCCGATCGCCTGCTTGCCCATCGCTGATTGGTACGTGTTACGGGGCGACTGGTTGTGGTCGGGATACGGGATCAGACTCGCGCCGACACCAAACATCAGGCAGGGGTGAATCTCGCAGTGAGTAGCCCCGGAGACGCCCGAGCCGGCTCGTACTTCTCGAGATCGCTGGGGTAGGTGGCGATCAGAGTCGAAGCCTCCTCAGCCTTGTCGATGAGCTCGATGTAGCCACGCTCGAGAAGCTTCACCCAGGCACTGCCAGCCCTCGTCGTCCCACTCACCGGCCCGGATAGACTCGATGTGGGACTTTCGGAGTCGGATCTGTCCCTTCTCCACCACCAACAATGCCCGGTATACCCCTTCCGGCCTCGGTCGAGATGTGAATCTCGCGAGTCGAGAGAGTGTAGGCCACGCTCACCTCGGGGTTGAGGCCTCCGCGGCGGCGAAGAAGGCGAAGCTCATTGACGATGTTGTTCGGGTGGCGAGTAACGCCGATAGGGTCGCCGTTGATGAAGACATTTACCAAGTTCAACAGGTCACCCGCCGACTCGGCCACCTCCTCAAAGGTGACGATGTTCATCTCCTTGACAATCTCACCCACCTCAAAGGCGTCCGAGCCGATGGTGATGAGAGACTGCATCGCCGCGTTGGTCACCAAACCGCACTTCTTACCCTCTGGAGTCTCGGCTGGACACACAGCGCCCCAGTGACTGTTGTGCAGATGACGAGGACCTTCGATCTTGCCACCCTCGGCGTTGATGGGAGTGACAAACTTCCGAGCATTGGCGATCCCCGCGGCGTAGTTGAACCGGTCAAAGGCCTGCGAGATACCCGGTGTCTTTCCCCGTCCGGTCCATGTGTTGTTCGAGAGAGCATTGCACATGATGGCCCGGATGGTGTTCGGCTTGATGATGGTGAGGATGTTGACGGCGTTGCTGCCGCGGACACACTTGTCGATCGAAGAGGAGATCTCCGAACGGAGGCGTTTCCACGCCGTGTAGAAGAGCTGGTTGAACAGCATACCGGCGGTGGCGATGCGCTTGTTGGTGTAGTGATCGCGGTCTTCGAGTTGTCGGCGTCCGAGATGAGTCTCGATGAGCTTATTGGTCATGTAGCCGAGGTAGAACCTCTTCTTGACAAAGGACTCCTCGCCCACTCCGAGGTGAGGAAGGAACTCTGTCGAGAGAAGATGGCGGGCGTAGGAGATCGCATCGGCGCGAGTCTTAGCCTCATCTTCATCCTCCTCGGCGGCACCACCACCCATGAACTTCTTCCCCCGACGGCCAATGTAGTGCAGAGCTGTTTCCTGCGAGCGACACTCGTAGGCCTGCTCCAGACTCGCCACTAGTGTCTCACACACCTCCCGGTCGGCCTTGGGAATGTGACGGATGATGTCCTTCTCGTCTTTGGCGCCGAGAGCACGGAACATCACTGCCAGAGGGATCGCTGCCATATCGATGTACGGAACAACGACCGAAATGAGAGAGCCCTTGATACCAACGCAGGTGGTAGTGCTGTGGGCACCGCTGATGGAGTTGCTCCGGACCTCGGTGTACAGGCGGAACTTCGGAGCCGACTTCCGGTCCTTGAACACATAGGCCTTGTTGTAGGCCGTGCGTTGCTGGCTGGCGATGATCTTGGGGGAACCCTTGACGACAAAGTAACCTCCCTGATCGTAGAGGTCCTCGTAGAGCGCTGCCAACGCTGCCGGATCGTCAGAGATCTCGTAGAGGTTGCACAGCTGACTCTTGACCATCACCGGGACCGAGCCAATGTGGACCTTGGGGTAATGCCGCGGCTCGAGCTTCTTCCCCGCCGTAGAATCCTCGTCTACCGGAGGGTGGACAACGACATCGGCAAACATGTGGGCGACATAGTCAATGTCGCGGTCAATGCACTCCTTGGGAGTGATGGTGCGAACCTCGTCAGAGAGCTCGCGGTGAACGGGTCTTTGGAAAATAACCTCTCCAAACTCGACCTTGTAGCCTTCGACCTCCACCTCGCGGTTCTCCTCAATGGTCTTGGGCGCGCCATAGAGGACAAACTCGTTGAAGGATTCCAGCTGGTGATGGACGAGTCCGTATTCAGCGAACTCTCCGTTGATCAGCGTCCAGACATCCTTGTCGGTGATTTCGGGGTCGAAGGGTTTGCTCGGGGAATCCCGAACATGTTCAGTGTCAACAAACATCGTAGTGGCCATGTTTACGTGGTTTCGAGTGTAATCGTACTTGACGGATGTGCGTAATCAGTCAGTACCCTTTTTGTGGTGTGAGATCCAGAGAGATCTCACTTTTTCTTCAGACCGCAGGAACGATCCCGTGGTACTAGATATCCACCACCATCTTTTTAGGTTAATGGATTGGCGATGCGTTCTCTATCTACCCTTAGACAGGTAGATAGAGGGTTACTTGATTGATCGGCGGGGGAGTTAGCCTTCTCATTGACGAGGAGGGGCATTTTCGGGAGATACAAGAATATGAGGAAGAAGATGGTATTTGGCCTTCCGGAGAAGCCTCCAAAACCAGTTGACATTCATAACAAACAGAGCCCCGATACCCAAAACAACGAAGAGACCCGGAGATTCGTGGAAAAGTGCGCGGTATAACAGATACCCGAAGGTTCCCACTCGGAACACCAGAAACGTCGCTATTAATGCTACACTCGAGAAAACGAACAACCTCGGGTATTGCTTCATGTGAGGCGTGTGGAGAAGATGGTAAGAGATGTGTAGAAACGGGTTGGACAGCTCGGCAAGGTAACCAACAGTTACTTCTAGTGGATACCTCTCAAACAGCCACAGACTCGAGACAGCAAAGATAAAGTGGTGGATAGGAGTAACGCGTTCTACTTTCAGGTACAACTGCGTCTTTCCATAGACGAGAATAGTGTCGTAGATGCAATACCCTACCGGGATGCACTGACAGACTCTCCACCACTCATAAGGAAGTACTCCAGTAAGGTACAACACGCTCAGTGTAGAAATGGTCACTGAGTGAACGATAGAAACGTACCTTGAGACGAATACCGGGGAGGAAATCTTGATCCGCAATCCCGATCTCGGGGTAGGACCGGTTATTTTCTTACTTAGCCACCCATAGAACCAGAAGAACCCGCAGGCGACTACGATGCTCAGCTCAAAGGTGGAAGGGACATACATGATCCGCTTGTACAATAAACCACCCTCATATCTTTAGAGGTTTTGCGTGTTGTAGTATTAGCTGAAAGTAAAGAATGCCGACGACTGATTCCTGTTTGAGGTGCGATGATCCCTCCGGGGCGACGAGATATCACACCGATCAGAACGGAAACAAGATCCAACTCCATGTTATCTGCGCTATGTGCGGATGGTGCAACAAACCCCTTGAAGAAGGGGAGGGGAGAGAACAATCCCCTCCCAACTACATCATGCATCGAAAGAAGTGCCGAACTCGCCCGATAATGCACGGGTCTTTGGTTCCCTCCTACCTGAAGAACTTAGAGACTTAGACCAATGTATATGTAATTACGCCAGCATGACATTCAAGGACATTATCGTTTCGTTCGCCATTCCGGTGGCGAAGATCGTCGGAGGAATCGGTCTTACCGCCTCCATGAGATTTCTCTACAACAACTACCGTGAAAGCGGTCAGTCCGACCGTCGAATCCAGGCGGCCTTCGGAGCTGCAGAGGTTGGAGGCATTGCCATCGCTGCCGACGGTCTCTTTTCGATGGGAGGGGAGTAGGCGCCCACCACTCCAGATCAGACGTTACTGTACAATGCACAGTAACGTCTGATAAATCTACATACACAGCGCCAGATACTCTCCTCTCGGAAAGAGTGGAGAGACAGCCCGAAACAACGCCGAGACATCAAGAAGCTCGGGTTCCTGGTCGAACTGCGCTAGGATTTTCACATGCCCTTCAGGGGTTTTGAACACCCGCCTTACGCTTAGGTGGGTTCCGGAGGGGATACGCTTCTCTGTCAGCCAAGAATCCCGGCAGACAGAGTAGTAAACATCCTCTCGAGGACTTGATAAAAGATACATCCCGCGCCAGAGTATAAGAAACGCGTTCTGTTTCAACTAAGGGGATCGTCTCTCCTTCATCATAGAGATAGCTACCGAGAGTATTGCCCATGTCTCGTCACCCTTAATAAACAACCTACATCTTTATCACTTCATCCGCGGCGGTAGTGAGAGCTTCGTGTAGTTCGGCGGGTGATGAGAATCCTCCTTGTGTTGGAAGGTCGGCGAGATTTACTCTCGGTGTCGTCCCCAAGGTGGTAAAGTACCGCGTTTCGGTAGTAGTGTCCTCTCAGATACCTCGCAATAAAAACACCACCGTCTCCAGGGAGATCAGAGAACAGAATACTTGCGTGTGGATCCTCAAGGATCTTCTCAAGAACGGCTGTATGATTGGAAAGAAACTTCGCCGCGGTGACCGATTCCTCACCGGCGAGAAAGCCGTACACTTTAGCCCCCGACATCTCTTATGGTACTCACCATAAGAGTTTCCTTTGTTTTAGACGAATTCAGTCCCATACCACATACCCATCGTCGTCGGTGGTCGCAACTTCTAGCGGGTACATTCCGTATCTTTTTCGTAGCCGGCGGTAGTTTCTTTGGCAGCTCCACAATACTCAGAACACCGTAGGTCCGACAAGAAATAGAAGAGCAGTTGAATAGTCCATCCCTAAAGTCTGCACTCTTGAATCTGAATTAGTACACTCTCCTCATCAGAATCGTCCCCAGCCTCAAACTCTCTTTTCAGGGACACCGGTAACATCGCCCCTGCAAACATCTCTGAAGGAGGGGAGAACTGTATCCATGTTATAGGAGATGGTAGTCTTGTCCACCATATCGTCAGCCATTTCCATTTCTTACCAGGAGTCTGTTCAAAAGAGTCTCTTGGTGACTACCGTAAACTCCCGAAGGGTTGATGAACTGGAGTCCCGATAGACCTGAAGAAACTCGAGTAACTCCTCGTAGATACCATTCTCGAGACAGATGTAATCATGCAGACGCAGACACTCTTCCGGGCGGAACAGCGCTATTACCCCATCGACACCTAGATCTACTAGATAGCCTTGGATGAACGCAGACGGATATTTCTCCCGGTCTTTAACGGAATAGTCACCGATGTAGCTACCCCATCGATCCAGAAGACTCGCCCTTCCGGAGAGTACTACCGGTAACGGAGTGAGACCGCCGTCTTTGCGGGCGGTGGCTATCTCCTGTAAAAAACTCTCTCGCTTCAAAGTGGTGGAGAGATCGTGGAGAACTAGGTTTCTGGTCGAATGATACGTCAACCTCCTTCTCAGCCCCCTATCTGCATCTTTACGATAGAACCATGTGAACATTCCTCCCTTGTCCTCGAAGCCTCGCTTCCAGAACCAAGCCGTTCCCCGCGGTGTCCCTTTTGAGCGTAGCTCAAAGAGTTCTCTGACACCTGTATCGTGGACAAGGAAAGACGAATCCGCGAAGGTTACTGTTCCTGTCGACATCCCGGCTGGTATCGGTCGTTCATCCATCTAAAACAAAATCTCTTGGGGAGTAGTAGATCGCGGCACGTAACAGATAATATGGATCATCGTCGATATCAAATAGTGGAAGAGAGTCTTCGTGCGCCAGGGTTACCCTACCCTCCAAGAGCTTCAAGGGTGAGATTTCCGTCGGGGACTACAAGGTACCTCGAGGTCTCTTCGGTCAACTATGACTTTCTGCCAATGAGTCTTGACAGCCCGAAGACCTTCTGGGTGGATTTGGTCTCTCCTGCTCCTCATGACCTTCTCGTAGGGTCTCCGGTGCGTCTTCACATCACCCCCAACCGGGGCATTCAGACGTCAGTGTCTCCTGCCAGTCCTGATAACTCAGTGTTTGAGGTGACCGACATCATCGGGTCTCGAGTGATTCTGAGCCCCTACAAAGGATCGGCCTGGCTACCGACAGTGCACTCGTCTTGCGACAACCCCATGGGCTGGGGATATGACACGCGGATGACGAACGTCAGGACAGACATGCACAACACCAAGTACGGCTACGGCTCGCCGGTAAGCTACCTTGAGTACCATCCAGTGTACTAATCTTCTCGGGCAACGCAGCTTCAAGCCGCTCAGCTCGAAGAGGACTTCTACCGTGGAAGCCGAGCTCTTCCGGGTTGGCAGTACTCGTAGAGCTCGCAGAGCTTACAGAGCACAGATACATTACGCGCAGGTGTAATGTATGATTTCGCCACTCAGGCATCGGGAACTTTCAGTTGTTCAGTGACAATCGTCCCTTCGTTGAACCTCTCGAGCACATCACCCTCGAGGAACAAAGACAGATCCACATAGTTAACAATGTTGTGGACGAGAAGGGTGTGATCGGTCGAGGGGGCGTGGTAGGTTATCCTTCCCGAAATGAGGATATCGTACCGACACACAGGGCACTGGTAAGGAGTGATCCACCATACATCCGCTCGTTGGTGGTACATCTTCCGCCACAACTTTGCCGCGAGCGGTGTCTTACCCAGTATCGGGTATAACCCACCGCACCGCCGGCACTTGGCACGAAGGTCGAAATGCGGGGATTTCTTTCGGCGGCCCTTTGGCTTCGCCTTCGGGGTGGCCTTCGGGGTGGCCTTCGGGGTGGCCTTCGGCTTCACGCGCGCTTGCCTCCTTCGATCCCCAACGTCTCTTCCACTTCTCCATCTCCTTTGATTTCGGAGTGGCCTTTGGCTTCGGCTTCTCCATTAGCGCCGCCAGAGGCGCGAAAGGGTTGTAGGTGCCCACTTGATATTGAACGGCCATCTTTGTCCGTGCCTCAGGATATACCGAACGAGAGACCAAACCTCATCACTTTTCTTCAGGCACGGATCTTCGAACATCTGGGTACCGATCCGTTTCCATGTCGGTACAGATACACAATAGTTGAGTTGTAGGCACGTTGGTCGAGAGCACCTCCCTTTCGGGTGAAGATCCTCTTCAGAAACCTCTCGATCTCCAGAGTTGTCTTTCTTGACATCTGGCTTCGGAGGGCAGAAAGTGTAGAGATCCTGCTCCCTTGAACTTCTTTTCGTAGACGTCTCCTACATACTTGATCTGTTGAAGAGAGTTCTCGGGGAGGTTCTTCTTCCTTTCGGTGTGCATTCCAGCGCCAAAGCCTTTCTGCATACATTCATACCTGTCACCGGTCTTGTAGTAATACTTATCGTCGCCTGCGCGACGTTTCGGTGGATTCCCTCTTCCACACCACACAGTAGGGATAGCGCACTCTGAGAGGTCAAAATCGGCCATCCGGAAAAACTGAGTACTACGATTGTGTGTGGACTAAAGAATATGAACTCGGATAAACAGAGGATCACTACATACTACACCGCGTTCACTTACCATCGATGGCTGCGATCAAGAGACTAACCAAGGAGCTTAGCCGCATCCAAGAGGATCCTCCCGGTAACGTGTCGGCCGGACCGGTCGACGACAATCTTTTTCACTGGAAAGCCGCTATCATCGGACCTGCCGGTACCCCGTACGAGGGTGGGGTATTCCATGTGGCGATGAAGTTCCCCAACGAGTATCCCTTCCGCCCGCCAAAGGTCACCTTCGACACCAAGATCTACCATCCCAACATCAACAGACAAGGGGATATCTGTCTGGACATCCTTCGGGATAAATGGTCGGCGGCGTTGACAGTCCGGACGGTGCTGTTGAGCATCTGCTCTCTTCTCGACGAACCCAACCCGGACGACCCACTGATGCCGGAGATCGCCAACCTGTACAAACGCGATCCTGACCGGTTCAAAGAGTTAGCGACCGCTCACACCCGCGAACACGCTTCTTGAGTGGCGTGATCCGCACGTAACATCTGGGGCAAACACAGATGTTAGTTAAACCTACCGACTACGTGTAATTACACGTGCCTTCAAGTAATAATGGACGTTGTAAGCAACGACGCTATTCTCGCCAAGCGCTCTGGTCCTCAGGATGTCATCTTCCAACTTCAAGAGCGGATTCGGGAGACAAAGGCAACCTACTCGACCCAGTCCTCCTTTCAGATCAGCACCCTTGACCTTGCTCGATAGAGATTCGATGCAGCGAAGAAAGAATGGGAGAGAATGCAACACCAATGTCGGACAAACCTGAATCTTATCCAATCTCGAGAGCAGGAGGAAGTCCACAGACTTCAGTCCAAGATACTCCTCTATCGTATCATGCATCAGCACGGTCCCGAGGTCTGTGTGGAAGCCTACGACATCGCTTCATCCGCAGAGGCGACGGATTACGACGACATCAAATCGAAGGCCAATACACCCGTTGCTGAAGGAGAAGAGACGCCAAAAGAGATTCTGCACAACCAGATCGCCTGGGACCTACTACAAGGGAGATTGGGACTGTTCCCCTCTTCGGATGCTGACGAGTGGGTGGAATGCTCCCAATCGAAACTCTTTGGTGGTTTGGTGAAGATCGACGTGGGAGGTCTATGGGTTTCGTCATGGAGCGTCGATATCCTCGGGGAGGCCCCACCCCCTCATGACGAAGAGAACCCCGCCACTCCTCCCGAAAGAGAAGGGTACTGTGTTATCGACCTGAGAGAATATCTCGATGAGGCGACCTATAAAGGTAATTACGCCTCTAACATCGAGGACATTGTGTAGTTTTGTGATTATGACCTTTCTTCTTGGAGTTGCTCTGGGTATGATGGCTACCCATCTGATGTACTTGATGTATTTTCACTTCTTCGTCTTTCATCGCATTGAGAGCGTAGTCGGTGAGACTAGAAAGTGGTTCGAGGAACTAGTACAGCCACCCGAAGGCCAGCCTCCAGGGTTGTTATCGATGCTTTTCCCGGCCTGTCCGCCTTCGCGAAAACCGGTGGTAACGTGAACCACATCTCACGAGAATCACAACTGATCTTCTCAGTTGTGATGTGCTAAAGGATTGTCTTGAACCGTAGTAGACTACGCCTTCATAGAACATGAGTCGTAAACAGAAGACCATTGAGAAGGTTATTTTGTTCACCAAATCCAGCGATCCCCGAACGGGGTTTCGTTTCTAACGAGAGTAAGCACAGCTTCATTCTCGACGAGAAGAGATGGCCGACGGTGGAGCACTACCTGCAAGCGAAAAAAGTTTAGACGGAACCGAGTACGAAGAGACGATTCGCAAAGCCCCGACAGTGTACCAGGCCCGCAAACTTGCACAACCGTACACGACTCTGGCTTTCGACCCATCCGGTCGGGTCTCGAGGAAGAAGGTATACGGCAGGAAAGACCCGAAGAAGCAAGCTGAGTACTACATTCGAGAGGACTGGGCGGTGGCCGAGCCAGTACTGATGGAGGAAGCCATTCGAGCCAAGTTCTCTCAGAACGCTCGGTTGAAGAGGCGTCTCCTCGACACCCACAACGCCAAGCTCACCAACCCTCAGAACCCTCTTCTCGGTCCTACTCTTGAACGAATCCGAGGGGAGCTTTCCCCAAAGAGTTCACCGACAGCAACCGCTGCCAGCCCGGCTCCGAGCGGATGGAGTCCAAAAGAGCTGAAAGACTTCCGCTCCGACCACCTCTCCGCCAAGGACAAGAAGTTCGTAGAGGGGATGGTGGCCCTAACGCTCCGAGTGGCTGAAACAGAGGGGCGGGGTAAAGTCCATGCCGGTATGGTAGAGGATGCTGCCTACAGCATCGCCCCAAACAAGAAGACCGGGGAAGAGATAGTCCGATACATCCGCGGTATCAACGATGTTTCCTGGACGGACATCTACAGCAGCATGCCGAAGTACGAACGTGTCATCAACGAGATACACGAGATCTTCACCAAATCCGATGAATGGAAAAAAACACAGATCGGGCCCTCGGCTCTCATCGCGGCAACACTCAGGTGGTTGCACATGGAGGCCACCCCCGCCCAGAAGGAAGAGATCTACGCGGCAGCCAGCAATCCTTCAAAGGTAGATATCGTCCTACAGAAGCAGAAGAGGTGGTACCGTCGCTCTCCAGAATTCACCCCGGGAAGGCGCAAGCCGAAGGCGAAGGCGAAAGCCAAAGCCCGGAAGCCGAAGGCGAAGGCGAAAGCCAAAGCCCGGAAGCCGAAGGCGAAGGCGAAGGCCAAGTCAAAGTCCCCGGCGACGACGCCACTGACCCCGAAGGAGAAAGACACTGTCCGAGCGATTATCGAGGAACACCGAGACAAACTCGATGACATCACTTTCCGGCAGCTCCGAGAGATCCTCAAAGAGCGTCTCGGAAGGAGTCCGGTGATGAGGAAGCGTGACCTCAAGCGTTACGTTGACAGTGTCCTTCAAGAGATCGTCACATCGTCGCCGAGCCCGGATCCAGAGTCTCCTCTGTTCCCACCAACCCCGACACCAACACCGAAGGCGAAGACCCCGAAGAAGACTCCGAAGCCGAAGAAGAAAACCCCATCCCCAAAGGCCAAGACTCCCACTCCACCACCTCCTGAGAGGATCGAGAAACCAGAGGATCTCCCGGACAGGCTCACTATCCACGACACTTCCGACGGGAACTTTGTGGTCTGGGGAAAGCCTCTTCCGAGATACGCAAGTAAGCTACTCGTCTTAGGAGGAAAGTATCCTAGGAAACTAATCGGAGGTGAGATGATCGAGGACAGAAACGTCATGCAGTTCCGGGGGAAGATCCTCGAGGAAAATATCGAGGAGCTGAAATCTCTCGGTGGTCGTCATCCAATATCCGGAAAGGGCAAGACCCTCGGTCACAAGGTGAAGCGCCAGAAAAGGAACACGAAGATCCTCCAGTTCCAAGGAGCCTCCCTTGAGGAGAACCGCGCCCGACTCGAAGAGATTGGTGGCAAGTACCCTCGAAAGCGCACCGGAGCCAAGTGGGTCAACGACACCAATCGCATCCGATTTTCGGGATTGTACCGGGATCGTGTGGAGGAGGTCATCTTCGGTTCTCTGTCCACCACCGAGAAGTACATCGCTGCCTATCAGAAGTGGGTGGAGGATAAGCTCCTCGACTTTATCGACACTGCCATCCAAGTCGCCTACCTGAAAGATACTACCGAGATCGACGAGAAGATGATCGAGATGGTTGTCCTCCAGATCTACGGTTGTGAGATTATTGAACCCGGTTCGAAGGAAACCCTAGAGTTCGACTACACCGACATCATCCACACAGTCCTCTCGTCTCGCGATGCATACACTGATTATTCTCTCACCAAGGCCGCCAAGACTCTCCTGAGTCGGTATGTTGAGTCTCTTGGACGCACGCTCACTGCAGGCGTCGCCAACAACACCTACGAGGAGTTCCAGTCTCACCTCAAGGAGGTTAATGATTGGGCGGACAGGATGGGTACCTGCCCAAAGATCGGAGACTTCACTTCACAGGAGGTCTGCATTCTGAGAGCTCTGCGTCACATCGCTGCCTGCTTCAAGAACCTATTGGGTTACCCAGTAGGTGTAGAACTGGCAACCAGGGCATTCCTGACTCTTCTTCCACCGAGGGGTTGGCGAATGGGTGCGGAACAGTACATCTCTTCGGTACTGTCGTCGAGGGAGTGGAAGTACGAGGATTGGATGGCAGAGGATGAGATCGAGCGTCAGCTTCAAGCTCACGATGTCAACTACCCTCTTTCGGAGATCTACAAGGTCATCAAGCATTATGATCGGGAGGCCACGTCCACCGACTCTGTCTCGGGGGTATTGGGTGACGATTGCGAGGCGTGTGCCATTGTCTTTGCAGTAGCGGTACATTATCTCTCACCGGGACTTCACCGTCCTGGATATGAGCACGTAATCAGTCGCATCAAGGTCCTTGGCTTTACGCCAGAGCCGAAGGTTGAGATCCGGGAGAAACCCACCAACGCCCCCACCGGCCGAGATCCTTCTCGATGAGCCGGATCCGGGAGAGATTGTCGAAGTAGACAGTTCTCTTACAGAGTTCGAGTATTCTGACTGGGTGGTAGTTGTTGCCAACTCAACATCTCAGAGTCTTGTTACCAAACCAACTCTGTCGGAGAGGATTACGGACCAGGTGTTCCGCGCCTACCCGTACGCTGATATTTACACTCAACGTCCGCCAACCGAAGCCTACAACCTCGGATCGGTTATCCTCACCCGTCCCCAGAGCGGTACATCGAGGACGCCGTTGGCATCGACATCCGATCACCGATACGTCGCGTGTCTAATCGCCGAGTTCAATGAGGGTGGACCGAAGAAGATTCTCGATACTGTTGAGAACCGGAGGAAATGGTTTGAGGGTGCCGTGACTGAACTCTTCAAGTCTCCACAGATCAAAAAGGCCAAGAGCATCGCTTTCTCTACCGTGCAACTTACCCCCGATGAGTACACAGAGATTTTGGAGGATGTAGCTATCTCCGCTGGGTACCCGGGTACCATCTATATTCTCTCAGAAGCGTCCAGACAGAAGCCGAGGGCGTCTCCAAAGTCAAAGGCTGCTCGTCCACAGAGGAAAGCCTCCGGCGGTACACCTCCATCGCAGTTTGCAGCTTCCCCCGAACCGGTGTTGAGTCCGGATATGACTCTGGCGGTTAGATACCTGAAGGTCCTCCGTCCCGCAAAACTTCCCAGCGAGACCTATTCTGAGGCAGTTGAGAACCTGCAAACCCTAGAGAAATCCGAGCGGGATGCACTTCTGAAGGAGTGGGAGGCCCTATCCCCAACACGCCGACGGAAGGCGGTGGAGGAATGGTTGGAATGAGCAATAAAGATTTCCTCGTAGTAACTAAGCTGAGCGTAAGAGGAATATGGACTACACTAAAGTAACATCTTACGTATCGGCACTTAGGGTCGAGCGCAAGAATCTGCAATCGCAAGCAGAAGTGCTCAAGCAATCTCTCCGAGAGCTCGAGAAACGTATTCAGCTCAAGACCGAGTACGAGGAAATACTAAAGAAGATGCACTCCAGCATCTTTGAGGCGGCCGCTGCCGGAAAAGACACCGTAGTTCTTTTTCTAACACTCTTCTCTACAGAATACGGTAGAGAACCCGTCTGGAAGAGTCTTCAGGAGGCACAGATGACCATGGACAGGCTACTGCGAGAGGTTGGCGTCGTGGACCTTCATGTAGAATCAATCCCCCCAATATCGCATCCGAATGCCGTGCGAAGGTATTCCTGGCGGGGAATGTGATACTGCGATAAGTTTCCACATTCCCAAGAGACCGCCCGTGACGGAGTCAGAGTTAATTCCGTTTTTCGCGTTATTTTTGTCAGCGACAGTATATAACTGCTACCACTAGCTAACACATTCTTTCATCATGTCGTCGAAGAAAGTCAAGATGAAGGGCGTTCACCTTCACCCCACCGCTGTTGCCCGCGAACTGAGGGCCGCCGCAGCCACTTCTGTCAAGAAGACCACCGAGGCCAAGGCCGGTGCCCGCTTGACGGCTGATGCTGTCAACCAGGCCGTTAGAGCCACTGAGCGCATGCTCACTGAGGTTGGCGCTGAGTGCCAGAGGCTCTTGAACATCTCCAAGAAGAAGACCATCACCAAGACTCTGCTTCTTGATGTCGTCCAACAACGCCGGATGTGCGCCTTCAAGGGTGCAGAGGAGGCTGTCAAGAGTGCCTCCAAGCCCGTGTCTCGCAAGGGTTCCAGAGACAAGCCCTCTCGCACGACTCGCCAGCCCATTGCCATCGTCTCTGCACTCAAGTGCGTCAATGTTGGTATCCCTCTTGGCAAGCACGCCTACCGCGTCTCCGAGGATGCCAAGTACGCCTTCGCTGCCCTCGCTCTCGCCTACATCCATGCTCTTGGCATGAGCGCCGCTCAGTTCGCCAACGCTGCTCGCCGCGCCACCGTCACCGGTAGCGATGTGGCCATGGCCACCAACTGCCTGTAAGTCTCTCATTGAGCAACTCTTATACATCTCTTTACTTTGTAAAGTAACGAGAATCACCTCTCTCACGACTCTGGATAGTAGACCGCCTCCAACGGGTACTCTGTATCTTCAAGTGTCTGACACACCACACCCCAATCCCTTCGTCGACCAAGTCCGGGTCCGCCATCGGCAGCTGTGGCGGGTGGTTCCCCGATGATAGCGATACCGTGCTCCCGGGCCTGAAGAAGAAACTCCTTTAGACCTTCAATGCGTGAACCCTCATCGGTCTCTCCGGCGACCTCATCACTGAAGATCCACCCCAAACCCAAGTTCTCATGTCGATCCTTCTTCGAGCCAAAGTACGCATTCGACCCTTTCTTCTCCGAACAACGAGAGTCGTTGAGGTGGAACACTTTCAGGTACCCCAGCCCGACAATCCTCTCAAAGTCCTCGTAGAACCTTCGAACCTCCGAGGGTTTCCCCCAATCGTAGATCCCAGCACCGAAAGCGTGGGCGGTATCGATGCACACTGACACCTGATCGCGGACAGACTCGTCCACTCCATTGATCATCTCGGCGAGTTCCTCCAACGTCCCTCCGCGCTTGCTGCCTTCCTGTGCCGAGTTCTCGAGAATGACTCGACGACGACGCTTGAACTCCTTCTGAGTGATACCGAGGGACTTTGCCAACTCTCCAGAGGCGACAGTGTTCTTGGTCAGTACTGCTTCGATGGTTTTGCTGGTCGGTGAAGAGTCCCTTCTTGGCGTCGTGACAGGAAGTTAGGGTGAACGACGACACCCACTCCTCCCAGTCCCGCCACAATATCCGTCTCCGCTGTGAGACCGTCGATAGTTCTTTTCAGGGCGGAGTCGAACTTGGGATCCTTGCGGTGCTTTGCCGCTCCACATAGGTTGTGGAGAAGACAGCCGTGAACGTACAGATCTAGATCATAGAACTCTAGGACGCGTCTCGCCTCTTCAAGATCCCTGAGGTTGTACTCAGGAAGACTGTAAGCCCTTCCGTTGGAGACATAGATCTGAAAGGCAGAGTATGGCAATCCCTCCGCCACCTCTCTCACGGTTTTGACATAGGTGGGGTGTTTGGTACAGTGAAACCCATACCGGTAGTCCGTGTCTCGGAACACTAGCTGTGTATTGTGCAACATGTTTTGTTCTGTGCACGCACTATAAGATAGTAACTATTCCACGTAACCCACTTTTCTTAGGTGTGCCTAAGAAAAGGTTTCCTGACAGACTCACGATGAAGACATTGCGACCCGAAGGGGTGCTCACGATGAGGACATCGCGAGCTTCCCCGGGGCGATGACCAACACCGGTTTTGTTGGATCAGTGACCTTTACCGAGCCGATACCGGTACCTCCGGTTGATCCAAGGTTGACATACCACTGCATACCGACCCAAGCACCCTTCCATCCCACACTAGCCGGCGTGGCTCCTGTGGAGTTGTAGGTGAAAGGTACCGTTGCCTTTGTCGGAAGAGTGGCACAGGGGATCTGATCATCGGTACTGAAGACACTTCCTGTCAGAGGAGCGGTGTTCCAACTCAGTACCGCATAGGTGGTGTTGCAGTTACTGCTCGACCACTTCCCGTCGAACCGGTAGGAGAAATTCTTAATGAGGTTCTGGTCTCCAACAACGTTACCATCGCACAGGTAGAAAACAGTCGCGTTCTTCATATCGTCCTGAGTGACAGCATAGTCGGCGACAAGAACAGTGTTCTGCGTAGAGGTATCGTACATGGTATACTGAATCCCCATTCCCTCAGCGACCGAGATGTCGAAGGTAGGTTCTGCTGTTTTGGTTGTGGAGTTCCACTTTGATTCCTGGTTCGTTGAGAGGAGGATAGGTAACTCCTCCGACGACTACTCTTGATTCGTACTGTCCGGACTGAAAGTCTGGGAGGAGAGAGTACGCCTCAAAGGTAAACTTCTTGAAGTAGGGGGTTACCAGAGGTCCTCCACCACCTCCCGTCGGTGTGGTGCGAAGCTTGGTCCACAGTAGATACCCAGCACCGATTACGATGAACGCTATTAGGACAAACACGAAAGTAATCGCGAGGATCTTGGTCGTGTGGCCCTTGTCTCCGTTCCCGTTTCCGTTTGGTGTACTCGAGTCCATATCTACTCACTTTGTAATCAGACAAGAGACTTTCCGATGAGTCTTTCATCGTACCTTGACACGATGAAAAGCACAGCTCTTCGAGCTACGAAGAGAATGGTTTGATAGTACCGTCGCTCTGAATGACGAGGGTATTGTCCTTGGTTGAGGAGGTAGTAACAGCTCCGGAACCTGTGGCGTTTGTTGCGAATGCCTGACCAACCCACGCCGTACTTGCTCCACGAGTAGAGCCAGGAAGAGTGGCGTAGGGATACCACACACCCGTTCCATCGGTCGCCCAGATTGTCGTCTGTGAGGACTTTGCACTGTTGTCGAGCACCATGTTGGTAATGTACTGGTCAGCTGATTTTGGCCCACCGGTGGAGTAGTAGATATCGAGGTTGGTGACTGTATTGTTAGTGTAGTTCTCGTTGTACTCTGTCGTTCCTCGGAAACCGGTAGCGAGAATCTGTTCGGTAGCGTTAGATCTCCTGTCCATAGAGACTACTTCCGCTGTTGAGAGAGATCGCTTCACCCCAAGGCATCGTGATGTGGACGACGTCCAGTCCCGGGTCAAGATTGTGGAAGTTCAACGGGGCAAGAGTCGAACCGGTCGGTCTACCGGCGGTGGTTGGCGGTTTGTACATCATTGTGAACACGATCAACCCGACAATCGCCATCATTGAGATACCAAGCACCCCAATAAGAATTGGACCCCGAGTTGTACGCGAGAACAACAACATCAGAAACAGCACCACCGCAGCGACGCCGATAGCGATCGCAACGCCCTTTTCTGTGTTTGTTAGCGGCATAAGTAATTACGCTTCGATCTTTCGATCACCTTAATACCCCACGGCATAATAGTCTTACTGTTTCGCTGTAGATGTGGTTAGGCCACTGGTGCTGATGTAGACTTCGTTGACCCAACTCATCTGTACCACAAACACGTAAGGAGCATCGCTGAAAGAGGTACCGCTAGGAGCGAACTTTAGGACCTCGTTGGTGTAGACGGGGATTTGGACCTGTCCACCAGCGCCGACATCTGGAGGTGTTAGCACAACAGGTTCGTTGGTGGTGGTATCCAACGCCCACATATCATAGTCTTCTGGAGCTGCATTGATGATGGTGAGGTTGAAGGCAGTGGTGTTGTCCTGAATCGAGTCTTGGAACACATAGAATGTATTCGTTTTGATCGATGGGACGCGGTAGACTAGGTTCAACTGCCCAGAGGAGAATCCGGCCGAGATGACAGTTCCTGGCGAGACTTTGATCTGGGATGATTGTTGCGGTGCCAGAGGTTTTGGTGGTGCACCGGGAGTCTGAAAGTACACTGTCCTTCCGACAGGGTCAACGTTGTAGATCGTTGCGTCAAACGAGATGAAGGTCGGTCCCTTGATAGCTACATACCCAGCAATACCAGCGGCGAGGACCACCATAAACAGCAGGGTAAAAATAACGGAGAGCGTTCCGGCCCACTTCATAGTAGTTCTCCTTTGACTACCTCTCAATAGAATATGGAGAGTATATCTCCGTGATACAACATTCACCCTTTGGGTAGGTGATGTTGTGGATGGAGGCTGGTCAGACTTACGTCCTCTTCTTTCCAGCCTTGGCGGCAGCACGCTTCTTCAGCAGAGCTGCCTTGCGCTTCTCAGCAGCAGACTTGGCGGAGGTCTTTGGCTTCGCAGCCTTCTTCGGAGGGGAAGGCTCTTCGATCTCCACCTCTTCCTGTCCACCGCTTCCAGAGCCCTCCTCGTCGGAACCGTCAAGAGCATCCATCGGGTTCTCGTCGTCTCCGGGCTGGGCGAATCCCTCGTCCTCACCGCCAGCGTCGTCGTGCGAGCCACCGGCAGAGAAGGCGCCCTCGTCGTCCGAAGAGTCATCCTCCTCCGGCGGTGCAGAGTTGGGTGCCAAACATTCGGCGCTTGGGGACTCCCTCAGACTGAGGAGTAAAGTTCATCTGGGCGATGCGCAGGCGGATCGAGGCACCATAGGGAGCCTTCTGTCCGTGGGAGCCCCAAAAGACTCCCTCCCACTTGAACAGTGGGTGGACCTTGCCACGCTTGTCCATGTACCTCAGACCGGTCTTGTCCTGCTTGTCGCCAGGACCGTAGATCTGGGTGATGCACCGCATCTTGCGTCCATTTCCCTTGGTCAGGAGCTTGGCGTAGACACGACGAGGCTTGCTCCGATCCTCGACCTTCTTCTTGGAGTTCTTGGGATCGGTCTTCTGCGGGAAAGCAAAGACAGGCTTCACCGCCATCTCCGGGTTCTTGCGCTTCTGCGCGGCCAAGTACGAGTTGTACGTGGGGTTGGGGACAAGGAGCTCCTCCTTCTCACACTCCACCTGCATCTTGTCCCACGCCACCTGCCAGAGAGACTGGAAGACACGCTGGGTGTACTTTTCTTCCTTGGTAGGGTTCTCGATGGTCTTCATGCCGGTCAGCGGATAGCAGATCTGCAGTCCGACCATGTTCTCGAGGTGCTTGTCCTCCTTGGCCGTGCCCAACGGGGTAGACAGCGTTGACCCCAAAGCAGAATTGCTCGGGGAGTTCAAAGAAGAGCTTCGCAACTCTTCGCCGTCAATCGTCTTCGTAGCGGCCTTTCGGAGGTAGTCCATTCAATTTCGGAGTCTCCTTTCGTGAAGGAGTGAGTCGCAGGGTCGAGCACCCGCAAGCGGGTTTTGTCAAAGGTTCCAATAGGAACGAAAATGTCCTTAACGTCGTCGGTTGTTGCCATGGTGTCACGTAGAGTTTCACTTGGTTCGATTAGGTTTTCGATTGGGTTGGTGTAGCAAAGCTCACGCTAACATAGCCGAACTAAATTCTTTATCCCAGTTTTTTCGACATCCGCATGTGTGAACCGATCTTGCGTTGGGATGTCGTGTATGCTCATACACATACCCTCATCACCGAGACACATATCCCGCAGTATTTTTACCTTGACATATATACCAGACGCGTACGTTTAGTATTTCAGACATGAACAACACGCAGATTCTACTGTGCCTAGCCGTGCTGGCCATCATCGTCATTGTGATCATGTCACTCGCCGGTAAGTGCCGCGGTATGCCCGCTGCCGAAGTGAAGGTGGAACACCTCCGAGGAGGCGGAGGTGGCCGCGGAGGCGGTGGTGGCGGTCGCGGCGGAGGTGGTCGAGGTGGCAGCCCCGGAAGAGCCGTCGGTGATGGTATCCGAGCTACCTCTCTTGGTGGTCTCGGTGGTGGTTCTCCCGGAGGTCCCCGTCTTGGAGGTGCTGCCGGAAGAATGGTTCCTCTCGCAGGTCTCCGGAGGGCAGCTAGCGGTGGTGGTACCCGTGGAGGTGGTGGTCGCGGCAGAAGTCCCGGTCGGAGAGGCAAGGGGCGTGGTCCTCGCCACCACCCTCATCACCGACCTCGTCGTCATCACCGACACCACGGTGGGTATTGGCCGTACTGGAGCTATTCTTACGGGTACCCATGGTATTACTGGTGGTACGATTCCCCCTTACTACTACAACACCCCCTACTATCTCGATTTTGATGACCCCTGCGACGACAATGCTCTTGATGATTACAAGGCCTGTATCGACGCTGGCACCAACAAGGAAGAGTGCCAAACGAAGTTGGAAGGGGCATTGGATGTCTGCTATGCATCTGATTAGATCTTTCCCGTTCAAAACTCTCTTCTCCAAAATGGAGAAGAGACTCGATAGGTGGTAACCGTTTACTTCTTCGGTAGATCTCGACAGGCGACGATGGGGGAGATCACACCGTAGTTTCCAGAGCACTCGCGTTCACAGTCCTTAAGACTCTTACCTTCAGAGGTACAGTTCCACATGCAACCAATATGACACCTACAGGGGCAGCTTCCACCGGGAGGACAATTGTCTTTCGGGTGATCAGGGTTGCACTGTTGCGGTGTTCCTCCAGCGGCAAGGCAGGTCTGGTCGGCAACCTTGGTCTTGACAGACATCCTGGCACAGTACTGTACACATGGCCGGATCACCGGCGTCGCAGAACTTCAGGCACTCGTCGCAGGTCCACTCCTTGTCAGGATCCTGCGGGCGGTAGGCTTCGCCTTCACCTCCAGAACAGACGATTCCGCAGGAACCAAACACAAACAGGAACCCGACGACCAGAAGGATGATAAGTAGTACTTGTGTGTTGTTCATGACTACGACTCTTGGTATCTACTAAGAAAATACCAGCTCAAAGATCGGTACCTCCTGGAGGCTGACCGATGTACTCGTTGCGGCAGATCTGGTTGCAAGCTTTGACCCTGTCGAGATCTTTTTCGTGTGTCGCCGGACCGGTAGCCGAGCACTCCCACAAACACCCATGGTAGGTCGCACAGGGGCAACCCTGTCCGTCCCGAACACAGGTTCCTCTTCCGTGGCAATGTTGAGGGTCGCCACCGCTCATCAGACAGGCGTAGTGACAGCCCTATCTCGCGCAGGCATCTTGGCAAAGCATTGTACAGAGGTTGTAGTCCCCAGCATCACAGTTCTTGGTACACTGATCACAGGTCCACTGTTGTTCATAGAAACCTTCGGTAGCTCCGCTCGAACACTCGACAGAACACCCAAGACACAAGAACAGTACTACCCCTACGATCAAAAGAAGGAGAAGGATGTGTGTTGTTTCAAGCTTCATGTTTACACTCTGTGACTCTTACTTACAGTCATGATGATAACCTCACCCAAAAGGGTGAAGTTATGTTTGGAAGTCGGACCTCACTCGTCAAAGATGAAGAAGAACTCAAATACTTCTTTCAGGTGCTTCTTCTTGCTGAAGACGTACCCTCCAGCGAGTCCGTACTTGAGGCGAGGAGGATGGATACCCCCGATCTGCTTGAGGCCACGGGCAATCTCGGGATCTTCGAGGGCTTCTTTCTCACCCCACACCACAAAACCGACGTTGCTGTAGTTGTAGATGGCGAGTTCTGAAGTGAGATCGCGGAACTTCTTGCCCATAGGTACAGCGTCGATGTTGGTGTAGGTACCGGGAGGAGGCGCGCCGGGAGACGGGGTACCAGCGGCGGTACGGTCAATCTCTTGGACCTCAGCAAGGAGCTTCTCGGCAACTTCAGGCAGCTCCCGCCACATGTAGGTCTCTTCGGTGACCTTGGTTGTGTACTCCGGAGTGAGAGTGGTGAGTCGTCCGATGAAATTACCACCGGGGGAAGCGTCGCGGATGAAGACCATCACATGACCATCAGGGCGGTAGATCAGCTTGGCATGAAGCGAGATGCCGTTCCACTCCACCGTCTTCTCTTGGGGTGGAGGCGAGGCAGGAGGAGAACGCCCCTCGGCAATACCGCCCTCCTCACCGGGAGAGGCAATACGCTCATAGAACAGAAGCTCTGGACGCTCGATTCTGCCGTCATAGAAGATCCTCCGGTCAAGAGAACCGTCTTCGGTCATCAGGCGCCACACGGGGCCGAGATCGTTGTAGTAGTACCACTTCTCAGGGTCACCCTTCGGGCGGAGGTAGGCGACGTAGTGCCCGCCACCCCACTCGGCAATCGAACGAGGTCGGAAGCCCTGCACCGACACTGCAGCTACAAGCCGGTACCGACCGCCGATGATGTACTCCCTGAAAGCCCGAGCTTTCTTCTGGGTGGTGGTGTAACGACCGAACTTGGGTACCGGAACTCGGGTCGGAGTACCGTCAATCACCCGGGTAGTGTAGGTGTACTTGCCCGGGATCGGTCCGTGAACGGCGATCTTCTCCGGGTTCGTCGAGCCGTAGTCGCGGATGGGAGGGACGAGACCGTTCTGGAACACGAGCATCGGAGCGTCGACCTCGTCCCATTTCGGCATGGCACCCTCCGTCTCGTCTCCAGGGTCCATGTAGTCCCACATCTGAAACATGGTCTTCGACTCGATGCTTCCCTCACGGGTAGTACGCAGAGTTGGGTTGACGATGGTCGCCGGGATGTCGTGGAGCTTGAGAGCGGGGAAGATGTCAGTGAGAATGTCGTACACCTCAGAGACGTTGAAGTCTCCGAAAGGCAGCAGTCTCGGCATGCACTGAGCAAAGACCCCACGAAGGTTGGTGCACTTGAAGATCTCCTTTCCCTCAGCCACACGATCGTAGTCCTCGCGAAGAGCGGCCTGGAGACGACCGGCATACGCCCGGGTCTCCGACTCGGTCTGAATGCGGCTGCCGGGACGACAGGGCATACTGTACACCTTCTCCCCGCGATCGGCGAGTTTCTTCTCGAGATCGTCGGCTGCCCACGCAGTGTAGTCGATGTCTACCGGATCGACTTTCGAAAAATGCGCTGGCGGTAGTAGTTGTTGGCCATCAGGAACAGTGCCATTGATCATGGAGTCCATGTAGCAACTGCCTTGACCAGTTGGTCATCAGACCCGGTCGCACCTTCCCCAGGAGGGAAACGCCGGTGTGCGGTATGGGGCTCCGGGTCTCAGGGAGATCGAGATCCACAAGACCGAGATCGTGGGCATACTCGGTGTGGCCAAAGTAAGCACGGAGGAGACACTGGAACAGGTCACCGTGCTTAGTGAAGATGTGCGCTCGGGGCCCGGTCGACTCCTTGAACAGATAACCCCAGAGGATCATCAGCAGGTGCACGATCTCATGCTCGAGAACGAGCTGAAAGCAGTACACCCGGTCGGCACAGCCAACACCGGCGAGGCTTCCAAGCTCTTCGCCGCGAGCACGCGTCAGTCGGGCGAGGATGTTGGGAGCGACGTCGATGTAGTATTCACAGACTTCTCCGAACTCGAGACCAGTCCGACCCACTCCGGGGTTTGGACCCGGGAGTAGCCGCAGGCGAGCGAATCCCACAGATGCCACCCACACCCGAGGTGCGAGATTTGGCAAAGAAGCGGAGGAGGCTGCCCTCCTCGCTGAGTTTCTTGCGGATCTGTCCTCCAAAGACCTTGTCGTCATAGAGGTCAAAAGCCGCTTCGATGTCGTAACCTTTGAGGCTGGTGAAGTTACCGCCTCCACGATCCTTGAAGACCTTCTTCACGAGCTCATCGTGAATGGCCTTGCGAACAGGGGCGATATTGTACTCGTCGGGCTGCAAAGACATATTAGTTGACGTATCTGTTAGATTAACACGAGAAAGTTCAACAGCAGTGGGAAAACTGAAGTCGTATTGGATTATGTTTCCTTTCGGGACGAGACCTCGCTTTTCATATCCGTGATCTCTTTTACTCGAAATGACAACCAAACAACCTACGCGTCCTCAAATCCACGTCTACACCGATGGAGCCTGCAAAGGGAACCCCGGCAAGGGCGGTTGGGGTTGGGTGGAGTACCGTATCCTCCCTAACGGTACCACGCTCGAGTTCTTCAACTATGGAGGCGAACGAACCACCACCAACAACAAGATGGAACTCACCGCAGTCATCGAGTTTCTGAAGGATGCCCCCGAAGGCGGCGATTACTTCATCCACTCTGACAGTCTACAGTACGTCCTCAAGGGTCTGGTGAAGGACGGGAACGGCGTTTTGCGAACACCCGGTGTGTATTCGGGGTGGATGGGAGGATGGCTCCGAAAAGGCTTCAAGAAGAACGCCGAATGGTGGAAGGCGCTCAACGTCATCATCCAAAGACACTTGAAAGCAGGCACCGCCCTCGAGTTTGGCTATGTTGCCGGTCACAGTGGTGACCCGGGCAACGACCGCGCTGATGAGCTGGCGAACATGGGAGTCCCGTGAGCACGTTGTGCTACCATATACTCTTCCTGTCCGGGAAGAGTATACAAAGACGATCATCTACTTTCGTAGAGCATGGAGAGCGCGATGTAGCCCGCAGTCAACGCAAAACTCCCGAAGGTCAAAGTCGAAAGCGTGACCCTCGAAATAGTTACACGCTTCGGAACATCCCTTGGGGTTGGTTAGGCACTTTTCTTTCGCGCAATCGTGTTTAGGGCCTGGTCTCTGTCGAGTTCATGTTTCCACACCTACAATCTCATTCGGGCGAATACCCACAGTCCTCAGTTTTTGTTATGTTGGGCGAATTCTCAACATAACTTACGTGCCACAGTACACGTGGAGAAGTTCCGTACTCCCGCCCGGAATCCGGCTCGTGTATCCGGGGGCCGATGGGACGACCCCGTGGTTAGTGCTCTTCGAGGAGATGTTTTAAGGCCAGTGCCTCTGTATCCTCCTCGGATGTGGTATCTCCGCGATCACCGACCTCCGAGGAATTACGACTGAACGTCTCTTTCAGATTCTCCTTGAACTCCCGCAAGCCCTCAGATACACGGGCAAGCAGTCAAAACTCACGGTCCTTACCGATGTACCGGACGCGTTCCTTCTTCTCCGAGGAGTGACGAGGGGATGAGCTTCTTCGGTGCCTTCGTTCGTCGAGAAGTTCACCGATCGATTTGAGAAGCTGCGTTCGGCAGATCTCCATCTCGCACTGAAGAGCAGTGACGTACTCATCTTTGGACCGAGACAGAGTATCCACAAAGCAAGGGGTAACACCGATAGGAGTGGAGTTTCCGGAGCATGCGTCGTCCTCTGAGTCATCCTCCGAACCGCCTTCGATCGCCTCATACACCAGAGAGACATGGTTGAAGATGCTGTCCACAATGTCACGGATGTTCTTCGTGTCATTGGCAACGCTCTTGAAACCGTCGGCTGTTCTGTCATCGAGCTGACCGACAGTGGAGGCCGTGGAGCGTTGCTTCTCCGCGAGATCGGTAACGGATTGATTCAGACTCCCGACGCTTCTCATCACCCTTCCGTCAACACGACGGATAGAGGCTTCAAGTTCGTCTTGCTTCTCGAGAATGGCATCCACCTTCTCAGCGAGGTCGAGATCGGTCGCCGGAGTAGAGTCGATCGCCGAGATTTTCTTCTCAAGGGCGGACTGTCGGCTCTCAAGGGAATCGAGCTTATCGTAGATCTTGATAAGGTTCTCGGTGATGTTCTGGAGATTCTGGTTCATAGTGGGAACCTGGGAGGTTGCACCTCGCCCGCCCGAAGGCTTTGGGGCGTCGGTCTCCCGGGTAACAGATTTCATAGTCTTCTTCACGTCAGACATATTGGAAGTCCCTGATTACTAACGTGTACAATATTTAGACCGCGTTTTGAGTAACTCTTTTGGCATCTGCCAAAAAGAGTATGTTGACACTCCGGAAAGCGTCGGGGGAGTAAACCGAAGGTTGAGATGTAGAGCAACAAGATCTCTACGAAGAATCTCAGCCAGCAGCTTACAGAGTGGGGTGTCCGAGAGAACCGTTGGCAACACGGGCAATGTTCCAGTTGCGGGCAATGAAGATGTGGCGGTACTTCTGGGGGAAGTCAACCTCAACACCAGAGCTGTCGGGGTACTGGATGATGTTGCCGTTCTGGTCCTCGGGGCGGCCGGAAGCGGTGCCGATGCCAGCGGAGGCCTGAGCAGCGGGCGACATGTCGTGCGAGACAGATACGTTGGCGAGCTTGCTGTAGTTGGTCGAACCCGCAGGCTTGAGGGGATCCCAAGGCTTGAGCGAGTAGCTCCACATGTGGTAACCAGTCTCGTCGGGGGTGGCCTTAGAGAGAAGGTCGGGGTGCATGAGGGAGTAGTAGTCGCTGCCCTGAGCCAGACGGCAAGTGTTCTCGTACACCAGGGTCGTGAAGGCGATCGGGTCCAGACCGGCGTAGGCAGGCTCGGTCGTGTAGTTGGACCACTCACCACCGCAGTTGCCGCTGTTCACAGTCAGAAGCGAGATGTTCTGAGCAGCGAAGCAGAAGAGGACAATCGCGTGCGAGAGACGGGTGTCGAAGGTGGTGCGCGAGGAGATGTCCTTGAAGGGTGCGTTCTGCGTGCCCTGGATCTGGTGGATCAGCATGTCACGAGGAGCATCACCCATCTTCACACGCTCGTCGTTGTGCACAACAGCGTAGTGAGCGTTCGTCTGAGAGTCAATCAGACTGGGCTTCTGGCTGGTGGAGCCGAAGACGTAGACGTCAGCGCAGGTGGCGGCGCGGCCAGTGTTGGGGCCACCGGGGCCACCAACAGCAGCAGTTCCGGGGTAGACCACAAGGAGGTCCTCCCAGCGGCGGAACACGTAGTTGATCTTGATGTCGTTGAAAGGCAGAGCCGCGACAGGAAGAGCAATACCGGAGTCCTCGCCAAAACCAGAAGGGGAAGGGCACCGAGAAGTAGCCACCGGTACCGAGGGGCACGGACGGAGGCACAGGGGTCGTCATCGAGGCGATGTCACCGATCATGTTGCGGTAACCAATGCGCTTGACTTCCGACGCTTGACGGAACTTAGGAAGTTGAAGTCCAGCCAGTAGTTGTCAAACTCCTGGACAACAAGCTCGTTGAACGAGATGTTCACCTTCTCGAAGAGGTTGTGCATCAGGTTCCGGGTCCAGCGGATGCTAGAATCGCTGTAGATACCAGCGTTCTGGCCCTGGACGAAGGACTGCACAAGCTCGAGTTGAGGGATCTGGGTGCGGAACCAGAGGTGGAGAACGTAATCACCAGAACGATTCACCGAAGCGGAAACGTTCTTCTGACCGAAGTCGATGGTGCCGATGTGGCGAAGGGTGATGGGCAGGAAGCTCATCCAGTTGGCCTTCTGAACCGCAGCGACGAACCAGGTGACCGCATCGGGACCACCATACAGGAAACCTTCAATCTCAGAGAAGGTCGCAAGATCAATGAACAGATGGCTAGCGTTGCAAACTGAAAACGACATGATGTATTAGTGTAGCAGAGTAGCTGTTACTACCTGCCAAAGAGAAAAATAATCGCAAAAAAGAAGCTTGGGCTAATGGTCTGGAATCGCTCAGCCGACGAACCATGTCGCGTGTTGTCGATCTTAACCTCGGGTCTGAGGTTGTTGGATATCATATCATGTTAAAACAGATTCTTCCTACCACCAGTATCCAGGAATGAGTAACAACTCCAAGGGTTTCTGTCAGTATCTCCCTTCCAATAAGCGGAAACCGAAACCTACGAAGAAAGGGCGGAAGTCTCGACCTTCCAAGACCCCTGCCCCTTCTTTTCTGTCGGCTCCTCCATCTTCGACGCCGGCAGCATCATCGCGGTCGAAGGGAGGAACTCGAAGATCGTCAAAGCCCCGGAGTGGGAAGACATCTTCTGCATCTTCCACAAGGTCGGAAAGACCTCGAAAGACAGGATGGTGGCGTGCAGGTGCATCGAAGATGAAGATCGATGCGAGAGACTACAACATCTTTCACATCGACTCGAAGATCCGGGACAAACTCTCGGCCAACATCTCGACAGTGAAAGAGCTCGAGTGTGACCTATCAAAGACACTCTGGATTTTGAGGAACGGCGATGACCCCGCGCAGAAAGTTCTCGCCAAACACCAAGCTTCGTTGCTTCGAAAGCGTATCCAAGACCTAGAGAGTACTTTGGAACTAACGTTCTATATCTTCCGCACAGCCGATCTTCTCGAGGAGTATCGAACCCTCATCAAGAGTGCTGGGGCGCGAAGCTTTGTCTCCGTCGAACCGGCCAAATACGACACCAACACCGCTCGAATGAACGAGCTCGTGAGCCAGTATCTGTGTATCGCTCAAGACTACGTCGAACTTGAGAACCTCTCTCGTCGCCCGAAGAAGTTGGTCTGCCCGGCCTGCCAGGGTATCGACTTCCACCTGAGCATCGATGATGATTCGATTTACATCTGCAGTACCTGCTCCGCCGAAGTCGAGATCCTCGACGATGCTCCCAGCTTCAAGGATACCGATCGTGTCAATATGGCGAGCAAGTACACCTACACTCGCAAGGGTCACTTTATCGACGCGGTGAAGAGGTTCCAAGGAACCCAGAACACCGACCCGAAGAAGATCCAAGACGCGGTGGCAGTGGTTGAGGAGGAGATGGAGAAACACAACCTCATCTCCGACCAGGGGCAAAAAGAACTCTGTCTCCAAAGGATCACATCTACGGATTCCTCTCGGAGCGTGGTCTCAGTAACCACTATGATGACCTCAACCTCATCTTCCATATCGTCACTGGGGATGACTGCCCGAACATTTTCGGAGTTTGTGGATGAGCTATACGAAGACTTCGACAAGCTCGAAGAGGTTCTCGAGGAGATCAAGGACGACGATCGAATCAACTCCCTCTCGGTCAACTACAAGCTGTACAAACTCCTACAGCGCAGAGGATATCCTTGTCGCAAGGACGACTTCTACATCCTCAAGACCAAGACGAAGGAGGATGAACATGACGAGAAGATGAAGGAAGCATGGGGTATTCTGGGATGGAACTGGATTCCCACATTCTGAGTCCTGACTTAAAGCCTCGGGAAATAGGTGTAAGTATTAGTACGCGCAAATATCAACAATGAGTGACAACAGTACACAATCATCTGCTGAACCGGTGAGGCAGCCAGAGTGGCTCGTGCCGGGTTATCCTCCGCTGAAGGCTGAGGACTCTGTCGGACAAGCTGCCGTTGAGGGGCAGACATGGTTCTACCCACAGGTCGTAAGGACCATGGTCGATCCTCCCATCCAAGGCCAACGTCTTGGACTTCTGAGCTTCATGCTGTTCAAGGAGCCTCGAAAGCTCCGCAACGGCAAGCCTGTTTACGGCTACGTGAAGCTTCGGGGGAATTGGTCCGATGAGTCGCAATCGAAATTCGAGGCCTCGAAGATCATCCGCGAAGTGGACAGCAAGTACGTCATCCGAGTCGCTCCTACCGGAGCGTGGGTACCTATCACCGAGGAAGATGCATTTGTGAAGGAGAAACTCGATGTCAAGATGAGGAAGGACGAGGTTGCTCTCCGCGATGAGGCAGTGAAGGAGAAAGAGGCCGAGCAGCGCCGAATCCAACGTGAGATTCGGGAGCGCGAGGAGGAGCTGAAGAGGGGCGACATCTACGACGACCCAACAAGTCTGACGTACTATTCCATGCGTCGTGTGACTGAGCTGAGGTTGATGGAGGCCCGTGACAACCAGCTCCGCCAGATCGAGTCCATCAAGAAGACTCTTCGCAAGGTCCAAAAGGAAACGAAGCGCCTCGAGCGTGACCATCCTGAGTACGAAGACCAGTGGGTCGACTGCTACAACGAGGAGCGTCGCAAGGCCGGTGTTCCCGACTACGTTCCCAGCGAGGATCAAGATCGCGAGCACGCCGAAGCTGTCTTCGACAACCTCGAAGACTCTGATGCGGAATCGGAGTCGTCCAACTCTGACGAAGAGGACGAGGTCGCCATTGCCGATGAGTAGATCGGCTGCAAGAGCATCTCATGTCGGTATACTGACATGAGATAGAAACATCTACAAGATCCACGTGTGTACCATCTTATAGGTTCGCGGAACTACTCGTAACCCCTACAGAGAGTAAAGCATGGAAAGACATACTGTAGATTCTGTTCCGGATCATCACTCTCGACGCTTTCTTGGAAAGCCGAAAATCACTGATCTCCCTCCGGGAATCGCCGAAGCCGTTCTCCAGCTTCTAGGCATTGACGCCAATCAATCCGAAGAGGCGAGGAATTCGCGTCCTCGATCAGTATTCCTGAAGATGATCTGATTCTTGTACATTACTACGCTCCTATTCAGGGCGTAGAGCACATTCGCGGTCTAGTGATCGATACCGGAGCTCCAGGAGGACCTCGAGTCGTATGTAGCGGTTTCCCCTACACCGAAGACATCACTACCGATGATTCTGAGGAGATACGCGCGGTACTGCAAGAAGCAGGATACAACTCAAACTCCACGGTCACCGCCGCCTACGAAGGAACGATTCTTCGGATGTTTCAGGGTCGTGTCACCGGTAAGTGGTATCTCTCCACCCACCGAAAGATCGAAGGTCGTCGGAGTCGATGGTCGGGACCTAACCTTCGGCCAGATGTTCGACGAGGCCTGGGGAGACGAAGAGGTAACTGGGAAACCCGGTTATATGTATGTGTTCCTCGTCTCCCACCCGGAGAACCGGCTGGTGTGCCAGATCCCAGAACCGTGTCTGAGACTGGTGAGCGTCTTTGCACCTTCGGGAAAGGACATGGTCGAACTTCCATTTGACGAGTGGATATCTCCGAACTCTCGTGTTCAAATACAAACACCTCTCGCGATCGACAGCTCCGACGCTCTTCTCGAGCAGTACGCCGATCTCGATCACATGGCCTGTACTGGGTTATTGGTGACGATTCCGGGAGAGGTGGTAAAAGTGCTACAAGCTAATCCCGCCGGAATACACTCGTCTGCGAGGACTTCGAGGTAATGAACCGAATCTTCGGATGAGGTACCTGGAGTTCAAGATCGACGAGATCGACGGTCCAGGAAAGATTCAAGAGCTAAGGGAATTGTTCCCGGAGAAAGCCTCTCTTTTCAACGAGGTCGAGAAAGACTACGGATGTTTGGTAGAGTACCTTCGGGGATTGTACGAGTACCGCTACAAGCAAGGGAACTACCTTCGTCTCCCTCAGGAAGAATACTACATTCTCGAAACCACTCGCCGGAACTACGATCCTGATCTGACTCTGCTCGAGAACATGTGGGAAACACTTCTCACCAGCAACGCTCGTCAACTGAACGCCATGATCAAACACATGCGGGAAGAACGGGACGAGGGATGGACACACGACACTGACAGCTCCGGTCGGTTTGAGCCGTGCGAGTGTTCTTCGCAACAAAACAATCTCGAGGATAAGTAACCCAAAGGTACAAACATGTCGAGCCTAGGCAGCGTCTGCGATATGTCAGGGTGCCGAAAGAAAGCGTTTATGGCTTTCAAATGCAAGGGGTGCTGGAGAGATTTCTGCTCTCGTCATCGTCTTCCCGAAGATCATACCTGCCCGAAACTCGAGGAGCAACGCCAAGCGGCTAGGGAGAGACTCCGAGAGAGCCTTCCGAAGATCACATCCGACAAGATCGGTAATAGACTGTGAAAAGATATCTGTGGATCATCCACAGATATCAGCTCAGACTTCTAGATCGAGGCGGCTTCGCCTGCGGAACTCCCACCTGCGGCGGGGTGTACTCTCTTGAGAATCTTCAGAGCCATCTCGTCGGGAACGTGCAACCCCAGACTGAACCGATGAGTGTCTGAGTAGATGCTGTGCCATAGAGGATTGAGAGGGTCGACGGTCTTCAGGTTGAAGACGTTCCAGTACCCATTCTTGTCAGGGATCGTGGTCATCTCCTGGGTGTCGGGGTTGATGTAATTGAACCACGATTTGTGGTCCTCTGGACAGGAGATATAGTAGAATCTCCACCCTGGCTTGTCGTCAAAGTTGGTGTGCCACTCCCGGTACCCACCCCGGCGGATAGTAGAAATACCCCGACCCTCGAACACCGAAGCTGTCGACAAACTTGCGGTACTCTGAGTTTTTGTCGATGACCTGCTTGTAAGTCAACACCCCTCCGATGATGTACCAGTCTCCGTGTTCCGGAGCATGGGGTTTCTTGGCCTTTTTCGAAGAGGATATGATAATTCCTGGCCACGCCATCGGGATAGGCCATGCTGGCTTTCTGAAGGTAGCTCCTAACATCACTCTCGTCGAACTTTTTCGCGGAAGTCTAAAGACTCATCGATGATGAACGACTTCTCCGCATACTTTAGGATCTCTTCGAGTTCGGGGACACTATCCCGAGGTAGCTGCCACATAATCCCTTCTCCATTGACACTCCCATCCTCACCGAACGTCAGAGTTTCTTTCGGAGACTTCCTCCGGGCGACCACCACTACGGAGATCACAGCAATCACTACGGCGACCGCCACACAGATGACATAAGGTAGAGGTGTAACCATGTTTACACTAGACGCTGCCTTTGGCTATCGTATCTATAACCGGATACGATAGATTTTCTGTTGTGCTTACGCTTACCTGAGCTTACCCTTTGCAAGCACGAACGGCTCTCTTCATCGCGTTACTGAACGCGAGCTTATCTCCTTGGTCCTCGATGCCCCGAAGTACATCGTTGAGACCGAGCGTCTTCCGGCGATCGTGCTCCATGTAAGTCATTGACGCGCGAATGACGTTCTCCATGTGCACTCTCGTCACACCTCGAAGTTCCTCGTACATCAGCCCGCTCATTCTCTTCACACCTGCCTGGCGGGCGATCCGCAGGAATGCGGGTTTGGTCAGGCCTTGGATGTTATCCCGAAGGATACGACGATGACGATGAGCGACACCATAAGTTGACATGATTACCTTTGATCTGACTTGTCAGCTCTTACCAAAACATCAGAAAATAACCGAACGTTTTTTCCTAGCCTATTACCAAGTGTCCTCGACATGTCAGAATCCAAGAAAAAGACAACGAAGAAAGCCCTGCCTAAGGGTCAGGTTGATTTCAGAGGGTACATCTACAAGGTCCTGAAACAGGTTCATCCTGACAAAGGTATCACCCAGGTGGCCAAAGATGAGCTGAACGCCTGGCTGTTGTACATCGGCCAAGCCATTGCGAAGAAAGCCGTAGCTATCGCGTACGGTGCGAAGAAGCAAACGGTGTCCTCCCGCGAAATTCAGGCCGCCGTTCGTCTTGTCATTCCCGGAGCGCTCGCCAAACACGCAGTCTCCGAGGGAACCAAAGCAGTGACGAAGTTCAACTATGAGGGAAGAAAAGGACAAGGTTACACTTCCGCTTATCGAGCTGGTTTGCAGTTTCCTCCACCACGTGCTCGAAGGTTCTTCGATAAGTACAAGGTCCGCATCGGCGTGAGCGCACCGGTCTATTTCGCCGCTGTTCTTGAGTACCTCTCCGCGGAGTTGCTCGAACTTGCCGGCAATGCCGCTAGAGATAACAATAAGATCCGGATTACCGTGCGTCACCTGACGCTAGCCGAGCAGGGCGACGAAGAACTAAACAAGCTCTCCCGAACTATCGGTATCCAGTTTGCCGGTGGTGGTGTTCTTCCCTACATCCATAAAAGCCTCCGTCCCAAGAAAGGCGAAAAGAAGAAGAAGACTTCCCGAAAGGCTCCCGAAGGCGAAAAGCTCCCTCACCGGTTTCGGCCGGGAACCGTCGCTATCCGAGAGATCCGCAGGATGCAGAAGCAGTCGGAGTGCGTTCACTTCGCCCGAGCGCCGTACGCGCGACTGGTCCGTGAGATCGGAGAGGACTTCAAGACCGATGTCAAGTACACTCCCGATGCTATTCTGGCTCTGCAGATGTACACCGAATCGTATCTTGTGGGTCTTCTCGAAGATGCCAACCAGAGCGCCATTCACGCTAAGCGCGAGACAGTCTACCCCAGAGATCTCCGTCTCGCTCGCCGCATCCGAAAGGAACGCGCGTAGATTACACACGTGTGATCATCGGTCAGTGACCTTCGGTCTGCTCCGCATTCATATCTTCTCCAGATATGAATACTCTGTCTGTCTGCATTACATCACGATCTGCTCGACGTAGTTGGGGTCGTAACGCTGCCTTCCCCAATCCCGGTACTCCTTGCTGCCGAACTTCCAGTCTCCCATCTGTCGTGTGCGGAAGAAGGAGATGTTGTCCTCCATCTTGTGAGACTGGGTCCGCTTCTTGAACACAAGGCACGTATAATCTCCTGTTATTTGATCCATCAGATCGCAGAAGTTGTCGTAGCTGCCTGCTAGACCGCCGAAATTGGTGTAGAGCTTCTTTCGTTCGATCTCCTCCGGTTCGAAGAAGATAGCGACATAACTGACGCTCTTTCGAACATCAGGAGGCATATCGATGGCGTACTGAGAGCCGACCATCAACAACTGATTCCAATGCTGAGAACCAAGTTTGAACAGACCTCTCATGACCTTTGTTTTGTAGATCTTGGGGTCGTCACTCGCATCATCGATGATGTTGACGGCGTAATTGCCAGGGTACCCCTTTCCGTTCTCGATCTCGCAGGTTCTCTGCCGGAGAATGTGGTTCTTCTCCTCGTCCTCGTCGTAGTAGTTGGAGACATACAGCGGGTGAAAGATCTTACACATGCGCTTGTACCCTCCCTCTGTTCCGATGAATGCTCTGCCTACCGGGTACCGGTGCTTGAGGTAGTAGCACATGTTCTCGATGAACGTGGTATTATGTGTCACAGTGAAATCACCAAGAAGGAAGCGCCCGTTGCCATCGATTTCGAAACCGTAGTATTCTCCATTGCCAATTGGTTCAACTGTGATGCCAGTAACACTCTCGTCCGTGTTACGAGAATTCTCCGGATCAAGAGTTTTCCTTTTCAATACGACTGGAATGTCGTAGAGGTCTCGACCGCAGATGTTGAGACGGTAATACGTGCTTGTTACTGGTCCGTTAGCACCGTTGGTACATGTCTTTTCCACTTCTGCGATACTCACATAGAATCCCAAAGATCTGGCCAAAAACGCGATATCATCGGCCAGAACCTTTTGATTTCTGGGTTATCTCGTAATAAGAATCATTTGCCAGATGACCATCAGTGTCAATTATACCGGCAAGGAGCTCGAGACGCTGAGTGCGAGAAGCTGTTTTGAATGCCATGGGAATACGTTTGTTACCCAAAAGGTCTTCGGATCGAAGGAAATTCAGGAATCCATTCCGCTGGGATCTTTGAGCTGAGACAGAAAATTCGCCCTTGGCAGCACCCCTTTGACGCGAAGTTATCATGTACTCAATGTTGGTTCCGTTGATGCGATCAACATAGAGATCGTACGGCTCAAGGCGCGAAGACATCTCCTGGCAGATCTCCTCATCTGCCGATGTAAATCGACTC